AAATAAGACGCCGTATAATAATAATAAGGTTAATTAACTAAATAATTAATATAATATATAATGAAATGCTTATTTTTGCTTGTTAGGTGCTTTTTTCTGCTTAAAAGTGCTTCTTAGTTGCTTTTTAGCGCTGTTTTGCTGTATGTTTCGTGTTTCTCAGAGCTTTAGAAATCCTTTCAACCCGTCAGATTTAAGTAGCTACCCATATTTGGGTATCAATGCCTAAGGGGAAAGGTCTCTACAAGCGCAAAGGAGCCAAAGGACGTATTATGTACTTCCGCGACGGCAAAATGATTTCAAAAAAGTCTTACCTTGCGTCTGCGAGTCGTCGCACTGCCACGAGACCCAACCCTAGGCGTTCAACAACCAGGAGAAAAACAACAATGGCAAGACGAAGAACATACAGCCGCAGAAAACCAGCAATGCCTCATCCAAGTATTACGGGGATGGCCGCAGGGCTTTCAGTTGCTCAGTATCTTAACCAAGGAACCGCTAGCGGCGCTTCTGGAGTTATTAAGCAAGCAACTAAAGGAGATTTAAGCACAGCTTTTAACTCATTATCTAAAAATGCAATTAATCTTGCAATGTCTGACAACGGAAGAAAAATATTATCGACTTCGATAGTATTGGCGACCGCTGGAGGAATAGCAAGAAAATGGTTTCCATCCGTAAAATTGGGCGGAAACAAACTCTACTTCAAAATATAAGGAGAAATAAATAAACATGTCAGGACTACAAACAAGAACGTATACGCTCGCAGGTCAAAGCTTTACGGCTGGGACCTTCGTAAATTTGTCCCAATTAATGGGAAGCACACAGTCAACTACTAACCCTGAGGGGATGACTAAGGTTGTTAGAATCTCAATGAGTGCAACACCTCAGCAAGATTCGGCCACAGACGGAATCAGTATTTTCAAATATGCAGGGGACGGGGTTTCTGTACAACAAATTTTTGCTGGCCCAGGATGGAGCAATCAGGCCGCAGGACCTCTCGGCGGTAATGATGGTCAACCAGTAGTTATGGAAAACTCCAATGGACTTTTCGATATAATTGCAGGAAACCAGATAGATTTTAGTGCCAGTTGCACAACTGCAGAAACCTGCGACGTAGCAATTTCTATAACCTATTCAGCTTAGGAGCTTAATGGCTCCAATAGGCGGACCTACAGGCGGTGGCCAAGCAGGCTTTGGTAGCGGCGGTTCCTTTACAGGACCAGCGGAAGCCTTAGAGCTCGCGGGATCCCATTGTTACAGTTACTCGGGCGAGTTATCAGTAGATGGCAGTCTAGTAACAATGAATAAATTTACTACAGGTAACTATCTGGCGGAATTTTTTATAGAGTTCCATGGTTTTTTCGCTTTTATCGGTCAGGCACAATGGCAGATAAACATTTTATTAAACGGATCTTCAATCATTAATACGTACTGGGATGCTACACAAGATGCTGCTATTCAGGATTTTCCAACTCGGTTAATTATTCCCGCATATACTCAAGTTGAAATTAAAATGGCACAGGCTAGTGGTACACCTCGAGACTTTTCAACAACTGTTACAGGTAGAATATACAGAGATTAATGTCTAAGTATGCTTTAGTTCCTGATGGTTTTACACTTAAGAAAGTATCAAAAGGAGAAGAGGACGCCATAAAGGATCATAGAAAGCATAAAGACACTATAGCTATCTTAAATAATCAAAACACCCCCCTTTTACTGGGTGTTGGCGGGTTAGCATTGTTTACTCCCATCTTATGGAAAATATTTTTAGATAAATTAGACGAATTAGAGATTGAAGTGACACCCGAGCAAAACGCCGCACTATCGATTTTATTTCCAGTAACACAACTATTACCAGGAGTGGGTTATGATTTGGGTGATGCAACGGATTTACTTAACTCTCTGATTGGGATTGGAAGGACTAAAGACTCAGATACACCAAATGGATTACCACCTTGGGATTTTAGAGGTGGCAGATAACCAACATCGAGTTCGGTCTTATATGGGCCTTGAGCTTTTGTCTTTACTTAGTAATCTATACTTATTGGATCCCGCTAAAAACTCAAAAAAGAATTGAGACTTGGTTACTTAGTAGCGAATCTGATGCCGCACTTAATGAGGGATTAGATGTTATTGTTAAAAGTATTAGAGAACAGACATTAAGGGACTTCGAGGATTTTATGATGCCTCAAGCGCGCGAGAGTTTGAAAAAGTTTTGGGCTGGAGCAATGGGAGCCGCGGCTAAAGAACTTCAAGGTAGCGAGGAGGGTTCTCAATTGTCTCTTATGCATAGTATGGCCGAAGAGTTAAAGGATCAACCTTGGTATGTCCAAGCGGCCGCCTCGAAGTTAATCCCTATAATTAACAAGGCGGCTGAAAGTTCCGACAAGGTTAAGACTGTAACCAAGACTGCTAACAATTTCGGGTTTAAGTAATTACCCTGGTTCGCACTTCCCTATGTTTTTGTTTATATTATGTAATTGCCTTGTAGCAATGTCTACAGTGTTCTTTGTCTATAGCCATTGAATTATAAGGTATTAGTTCTAAACAGCGTTTACAAATCATATTACACCTTTTTATATTTCATAGGGTCGGGTTTGCCTTCATTGTATTGTCTTTGCATCCATGAATCCTCACCAATTCGAGATTTATATTTTGCTATTAACTTTAGCAACTCTTCATTTATTATTCGTGAGTCTTTGAAAGGGGTTTCAAAACTCTCAATTAATTTTTCAACAATACGCCTTTCTAAACTATCGTGACTCATTCAGTCACCAACCGCTTTAATGTACAACTATCACAAGGACAAGTCCACGGTTCACACATGCACTTTAAATATTTTGTATTAACGCAACCACATGTATTACAATGCATCATTTTTCTCTGTAGGTGCGAACTCATTAATATCTAATCTTTCTTGTTTGGTTTCCTGACATTCTAAACAACCCTGTAGACCCTGTTTAGTTAGCGCGAAAGTGTTTTCGTGACTATAAGGTTCCTGACAGTCAGGACAGTTATAGAAGTGCTTCCAGAACGTCTCAATAAGTCCGTTTGTTTTTATGCGGTATTGGTTTGCACATTCTTCGCACTGTCTACCGATTTTGGTATCTGTTAATTTAGTATAGCATACATTACAAATTTTCTTTGTAAACATACTGGTTGCAACATCGGTAAACATTTCGGATCTGTTTATACCTTCGTCTTTTAGAAACTCAATTAACTTAATTGGAACATTAACGTTAATCACTTTAGTTATAATTCTGTTTCCATCGCTATCCGTTTTCTCAGGTCGGCCAACTGGTTTTCGTATTTCTGCCATATTTACCTAAAGCGTTTGCTATATAATAATTGTTTAGTTAATTAATTACCTTTTGAAAAGGTGTCGAACCAAATCCCTAACCCTGTTTTTACTTTCGATAATAGATATTATTAAAAGTATTATAAGAACTATTTGGTTTTTTACACAAAAAAATAAGACGCCGTATAATAATAATAAGGTTAATTAACTAAATAATTAATATAATATATAATGAAATGCTTATTTTTGCTTGTTAGGTGCTTTTTTCTGCTTAAAAGTGCTTCTTAGTTGCTTTTTAGCGCTGTTTTGCTGTAT